TGATGTCATCAGTATGTGGTCATACTCATACTTTAGCATATACTCAATGGTTCGTAGGTAAACGCTTCAAAGTATTTGGTATGCAAGTTGGATGCGGTGTAGACTCCACGACTTACGCAGCAGCCTATGCTAAGAACTTTAAGAAGCAATCAATCGGTTGTAGTGTAGTATTGAACAACGGAACTCTACCAATCAATCTTTTAATGCCTTTATAGGTACACCTTTTAGCCGTTTTAGGCACTTTCTTTTCTTTTTAATACTAATACACTAGACAAGCTTTAAAGTTTGTCCTAGATGTAAACACCTTAATTGTTAATAACTTTGTAAAATAACTTGTTAATAATTGTGTGAGTAACTTTAAAGGTGTACATTTGCACCATAATTAATCAAAAAAAAAAGAAAATGTCAAATAAAGAAACAATCTCAGCTTACTTAACTAGAAACTTAAACAAAGCAAATACTCAAATTCAGTTAATGAAAGACAGAAACTACCAAATGATTGCAAATGCAAAGGGTGAGGACTCACTACAGTCTAAGTCTATAGCTCATTGGAATAGTTTGAAGGAAACAAATACTACTCTTTTAAATACATTAAGTGAAGTTCAATTATCAGCTTTAATAACAAAATAATAATAAGGGGGTGTAAAAACCCCCTTAAAACAATCAAGATGAAAAATTTACTACAAACACTTTTAGGAATGGCAGGACTTTTTGGCTGCTTATATATACTACTTGCGTCTATTACGCTTTTAGAACTTTTTTTAGGATTAAGATAATGGAATTTAAAATGAAAGAAGCAACTACTCAACAGGAAGCTATTATTAGCCTGTTAGACGTACAAACTAATAAACCTGATCTATTACCAGACAATACAGTATTAACTGAGGACGGGCTTAATTTATTAAAATTTCAAGTTGTAAGAGATTTATATATTAAAGTAAAATCGGCATACTATAATTCGCAGGATAATTCAAAAAGATTTTAAGATGGCTATACAAGACGCAGAATATTTAGAAGACACTACCTACATTGACTATAATAAAGCTCATTACTCTAAGTTTATGGGCTATCAGTTAGACAATAAGAAAGTAATAGCTGAAGAATGGCTTTTAAAACCTCAATATTTATCTACAGGAATTAATACTTATGATAGGAAGTCAAGACACTTCAGTAATGACTTGAGCAATAATGGTAGGTCAGTAATTGTAATAGGAACTGAACTACAAGCTTTTAGAAAGTTTGAAGAAATGCTAAAGACTTATGGTTGGCAAACTCAAGATGATTGGGAAGTAGAATTAAAGCCTGAATACTTAGAATACTATAAAGAAAATAATAATTCACCAATACTAATAAATTTAAGATAATGTTAAAAGTAAATAGATATACAAGAGCAAGTAAGTTTGATGGGAAATCAATATACTGTCCAAATTGCAATGATACTAATAAAGTATATCACTTTTGTTGGTCAGAAATTACTTGTGGTGGATGCAAAGAAATGATAGATAAAAATGAATGGAATTTAAATGAAGAATTAATTAAAGATATAAAAAGTAAATAAATTTAATAACTTTACACAGAATTATAAACAAAATAAATAGATATGAAAACAGAAAACAAGCAGGATTATTTAATAGCTATACAAAGCGAATTAAAAGCACCTAAGAACCAATTCAACAGTTTTGGTAAGTACAAGTACAGAAGTGCTGAAGATATACTAGAAGCCGTAAAGCCTTTATTGTTTAAATACGGCTGTTACTTAACTTTTACGGAAAGAATTGAGGAAGTAGCAGGGTATTTAGTGTTAATCTCTAAGGCAACTATTTGTGATGGTGAAACTACTATGTCAGTAGAAGCCCCGGCAGGTATTAATCCTGAACGAAAAGGAATGGATATTGCTCAGAGCTTTGGTTCAAGCAGTTCGTATGCCAAGAAGTATGCACTAGGTAACTTATTTCTTCTTGACGACACAAAAGACGCTGATAGTAATAAGGTAAACGAGCCTGCTTCAAAACCTCAAATGAGTACTGATATTTACAACGCTATGTTAGAAGCAATCAATACAGGAAAAGGAGCTGCAGTTGAAAGAAAAATGAACAACTATAAAATGAGTAAAAAACAATCCGAAACATTAGGTATAATGATTCAAGGATAATAATTTAATTAATAAAGTCCTGCAAAAACAGGCAAAATAAAAATGGAAGTAAAAGGAACAGTAAAATTAAAGTTAGCAGTAGAATCAGGAATTAGTAAGTCTGAAAAGGTTTGGAAAAAGCAAATAGTAGTAATTGACACAGGAGGAGAATTTAATAACGAAGTAGCAGTAAGTGCTTTTGGTGATGAAAAGTTAAAGTCTTTAGATAAACTAGAAGTAGGTATGGAAGTTAAAATCTTATGTAATGTTTATTCAAGAGAATACAATGGTAGATACTTTCATAATATAGATGGTTATCACTTTGCAATTATGGGTAGTGAAGTAGTTTCTCCTGTTCAATCTGATGATTTACCATTCTAATATGACACAAGAAGATAACTTTAAAAACTTATGCAACCTAACAACATCTTTGTTAGGCTTGCGTAAGGGTTCTTTAGGCTACAAAAGTAGAAAACAGGAACTTCAAGTAGCAAGAAGTATAGCAAGCGTAATAGCTCGCATAGAATACGAAATACCACATTCAACTATTGCTAAGGTAATTAATAGAGATAGAACTTTAATATATCATTATGAAAAAAACCACAAGCACAACTATTCAACCTTTCCAAAATATAGAGATATATTTAACAAAGTCTTTAATGCTTTTCAATCTATTGAAGATTCTAAAAAATCCTTCTTTGACTTGCAGCAGCTTAAAGATTATTTAAGAAAAAATAATGTTTTTAATAGTGAAAAAGAACAAGTAATAATAAGAATTAAATCAGGAAAAGTAGGAACAGACGTTAAAGTTTCTTACAGGAACTTCTATAATCAATTAGAAAATGTTAAACTTGCACTTCAGAACTTCAAATATGAAATTGAGATAATTACCCTATGAAAGAAAAGCCTAACTACTATGCTATAATTCCAGCTGAAGTCAGATACAGTAAAGCATTGACACCTAACGCTAAATTACTTTATGCAGAGATAACAGCTCTATGTAATATGAATGGTAAATGCACAGCTTCTACTGAATACTTTTGTAGACTGTATGAAGTTAGTAGGGGTGCAGTTCAAAATTGGCTTAGTTTGTTAGATAAAAATGGTTATATAACAAGAGTCTTAATATATAGACAAGGTAGTAAAGAAATATTGTCTAGGTACATTAAATTGGTAGACAAGCCTAGTCTAAAAATGTGTACAGATAATACTAATATAAATATAACTAATACTAATCTTACAGATAGTAATAAAAAGGCTCTCTTTAAAAAACCTACTTTAGATGAAGTTAAAAATTATTGTATCTTACGCAAAAATAATATAGAAGCAGAATCATTTATAGACTTCTACGAAAGTAAAGATTGGTTAATAGGTAAAAACAAAATGAAGGATTGGAAAGCTTGTGTTAGAACTTGGGAAAGTAGAGATAAAAATAATCCTAAAAATAATTCAAAAGGAATGAGCAAAATACATCAGCATTTACAAAAGAATATTAATGTAAAAGAAAAACTTTTAAAACAATTTAAAAAATGAGATTAATTAAAACAATGTCAAAGCAAGACTTACTAATGGCTTCAGTAGATTTAGTAAGCAAAACATATATTGAGTTAGGACAAAATAATGTAGATGAAGATACTATAAGTATTATGTCGGAAAGTTTATCTTATGACTTATCAAGAATGTTTAAGAATTTTTATTTTGAAGATGCGCAAAAAGCTTTTAATTTAGGAGTAAGAAGTCCTATTACAAGTGATTTTATACATTTAACAGTTCCAACATATATGAAATGGATTCGTAAACATCAAGAAATAATATGGGATGCAAGGTCAAGAGTAGACAAAGGAGAAAATCCTAAACAAGTTCCACATTATAGACCTGAACCTAAACTATTAAAATGAAGATACTAAATTTATATGCTTGTCTAGGTGGTAACCGTTACAAGTGGAACGATGTAAAAGAAGATATAGAAGTTACAGCTATTGAGTTAGACCCAGAATTAGCCAGGTTATATAAAGAAAGATTTCCAATTGATAAAGTGATTGTAGCTGATGCACATCAATACCTTCTTGATAATTATAAAGATTTTGATTTTATATGGAGTAGCCCACCCTGTCCTAGTCATAGTCGAGCAAGATTTTGGAGTATTGGTGCAAATGGTAAAAATCCTATATATCCTGATATGAAATTATATGAAGAAATATTGTTACTAAATCATCACTTCAAAGGTAAATATGTTATTGAAAATGTAATACCTTATTACAAACCTTTGATTGAAGCAAAAGAAAAAGACAGACATTTATATTGGACAAATTTTAATCTACCTAATACTTTAAATTCAAGACATTTTACGGGTTTATGTCAGACAAATAATGAATTAAAAAAATTAGAATTGTTTCATAATATAGAATTAAAAAGCTATAAAGGGAAACAATCAAAAATTAAAATAGCAAGAAACCTAGTAGACTATGAAGCAGGTAAAACAATCTTTGAAACTATGTTAGGTATTGTAAAAAAAGAAAATATTAATCAAACTGAATTATTTTAAAATGAAAAAAGAAGAATTGTACGAACCTGAAAAAACAGGAACTTTCCAAATGATGTTTGGATTTCCACAGCCTGGAGTTCACAGACCTAATAAGTGGGTATCAATTAGAAAGCCTAAAGAAGAAAAGAAATGAAAATAAATAATTTTAACGACATTATGAAAAAGTGTTTTGGTAATAGATTGATAAATGTAAAGTCTGAAAAAATGGACTATAAAAAAATTGACAATATTGAAGTAGATGGAATAGACACTAAAGACTATCCTGACTTCTGTGATGCATATATAGTAAGTGCAGATTATGATGGTAAACCTATGACTGAATCTCAGCTAGATATAATAAATGAAGATGGAGATTTTCAACACGAATGTATAATGAATGTCTTACACTAAATTATGAAAGCAAAAACAAAAGAGAAAGTTAAATATTGGCTAGACTTTGACTCAAGTCTTAAAGATGATGATAATAGACTTTGTGCAAATATATGGGCTGAAGAAATGGTGGCTTTAGGTTTTGGAGGAATCGAAACTGAAGCAGTTGTATTCCTTAAGTTATACGCTACAAGTAAACTAACATCAGCACCAAGCATAAAAAGAGCAAGGGCAAAGCTACAAGAAGAAGATTATACATATAGAGGAGAAAAATACAAATTAAGACAAGGAGTTTTACAGGACAAATGGCGAAAAGGATTAGGATATGAAAAAAACAGTTAGTAAACTAAAGAAGGAACTTGATAAGTGGTTTAGCCTTTACATAAGAATAAAGGACTGTAATGAATATGGTTACGTACAGTGCATAACTTGTTCGGTGGTTCGCCACTTTAAAGACGGTATGCAAAATGGTCATTTCCAATCAAGACGCTTTATGGCTACTCGTTTCAATGAAGAAAATTGTTCTACACAGTGTATTAAGTGCAATATGTATTCTCAGGGTGAACAGTATAAATTCGGTTTAGCTATAGATGCTAAGTATGGAGAAGGAACAGCAGAAGAATTAGAGTATTTAGCTAGGACTATTCACAAAGTATCAAGGGTTGAATATGAAGACCAGATAAGTTATTACAAAAACCTTGTTGAAAACTTAAAAGAAGAAAAAGGTATTTCGTAACTATTTAATTATCTTTGGCGTATGACAGAACCGATATACGCAAATAATGAACACCGAGTAATTGTAGATACTTACATAACAATGTGTAAAGAGTTTGCAAAAGAAGTCAGCACAAAAAGTAGATACAATAATTATTTAGAAGTAGTTGAAATTATTTTGGAGTATTCAAATCATTATGGAGAAGGACAGAAAGAGAATAATTTTTGGGATTGGATGCTTATTATACCTATAAATTTAGCAGTAGCAACTAATGGATTCTTTGCAGGAGTAGAAACAAGAAGCAATGCAGCAGTAGTCAGAGCATATAGAGTAGTTCTTGATGAACTAACACAGGACACCGTAAATAAGATTGACAAGATAGAACCAATTAATGACTGAGATATACGAAGAAATATCAAAGTTATCTGATAAGTTTAGGACTATGGCTTACGGATTAACCTCTGATGAAAATGAAGTAAATGAATCAGTACAAGAACTTTTATTATATTTACTACAGATGAACCCTGAAACATTAAAAGGTATATATAACAAAGATGGAATATTAGGTGTAACAAGATATGGAGCAGTAGCTTTAAGACGTGCCTTGACAAGTCCTAGAAGTAATTACTATTATAAGTATAAAAAGTATTATACTCATATAGATAGTTTAACAAGTGCAGTTACTTATAACGAAATGGAGTCAGGGGAAACAATACCTTCTAAGCACCTTTATAACCTGCCTAATGAATTAACAGATGATTATGTATGGACTAGCCTTGAAAAGATAGATGTTGCCTTAGAGGAAAATTTTTCTTGGTACGATAAGAAAGTATTTGAACTTTATTACTATGAAAAAGGAAACACACTAGATTCACTAGCTAAAAAAACAGGAATAAGTAGAAATAGCCTGTATACAACTATAGACAAAGTAAGAACAGAATTAAAATACAAGCTTAGTGAATAAATTTTTCGTACCTAAAGAAATATATGAAGATAGAATAAGTATCTGTAAGTCTTGCGTATATTACTTTAAGCCTTCAGGACAATGTAAGAGGTGCTTATGTTTTATGAAAGTGAAGGCAAGAATAGCAACACAAGAATGTCCTCAGAAGTATTGGGGTAAGACATCAGAAGTAGAAGTTAGAACTGATATACCTGAAGAAATAATTGAAGAAGTATTGCTTGTATGGCAGGAAGTAAAAACAGGTAGAGCAAAAAGCAAAGAAGCAAAAAGTAAAATGATACAGTTATATAATATAATTTATGGTAGTAATTATTCAGATACGAGTAATTGCTCGAGTTGTATTGCGACTTGTTTTGATGGAATAAGAAAAATATATCAAGAATACTCAGGAAATAATTAATCAATAAAGGGTAAGACCTAAAAAGCTTTTAATTTTTCAGACCTGTGTAGTAGAGGGGGGGTGTGGTTACCTCCCCAATACAATTAACTAAAATAGTAATAATGAAAATAATAGTAATATGGCCGAACTAGAAAGAACATACAAAACAATTAAATGGATATTGAAAGACAATATCAAAAAGAATGTCAGAGCTTTGTGGACTTGGAAGGACGACAACTTTACCTGCATATATGAAAACTATGATGGAGATGATAGGATTTATACTAGCAGTCAATTACTTAAACTTTTAACAAAATGATGATATTTACATTACTTGGAATTATAGTAGCAATATTCTTTTTTATAATTATAATTATGACAATAATAGAAGGAAGAATAAAAAGAAGATCTAAAGAAAGATTACTTTGGAAAATGGATAAGGTAGAAACACTAACAGGAGGACTAGCACACGATAGAATTAATGAAAAAAAATAGAATACCAGGTTACTATATAGGAAGTCGGTATAAGATTGAAGCTCGCAAGGTCATAGAAGACTTTGGTTTATCTTACAACGTAGGAACGGCTGTTACTTACTTGCTGAGAGCTGAGAGAAAACACGCAAGTCCTATTGAGTGCATACAGAAAGCAATAAACCACTTAGAGTTTGAACTCGATAAACTAAAGAGATGACACTATATACTTGTAAATGTGGAAAGACTAGAGAACTATCTAAGGTTACAATAGTTTTTAGAGATGGAAATTGGGAAGCCAAGGAATCAGAGTGTGAATGTGGTCTTTATATGGATAGCGTACCTGTAGAAGGAATACCTACCTTACAGAGAACAGAGCCAAGCCTAAGTAAGAACAGAGATAAGCTATGGGCTGGAGCAAAAGAAAAGCTAGTAGGCGAAAGGGGAATCAATGAATCCTTTGATTAATGAAGTTTGTAATAAAGTGTGATAAAGATAAGCAAAACCTGATACACTATTTAAAGGAATTAGGCAATGACTATTTAGTAGATGTAAAGAAACAAAGAAACACAAGGAGCAATATGCAGAATAACTATTATTGGAGTTGTATAGTACAGACACTATCTAATGAACTAGGCTACTACCCAGACGAAATTCACGACCTTTTAAAATTAAAGTTCTCAAGTGAATGGAATAGCATAGAGGTAAACGATAGGACTGTAGGGCTACAAACAATTAAGAGTACAGCAAGAATGGATAGCAAAGCTTTTGAGATATATGCAGACCAAATAAGAATGTGGGCAATGACTGACTTAGGTATCAGACTAATGCTACCAAATGAATACGAGTAATTTCTATTATATAATATGGAAACAGAACAAAAGAGGACACAGGAGGGTAAAAAGAAGCTACTAGCTGCACTAGAGATGTCATTAGGTATAGTAACTGAAGCTTGTGAAAAAGCAGACATTACAAGAAGCCGACACTATGCTTGGATGCAAAGTGATGAAGAATACAAGAAAGCCGTAGATGATATAGATAGTAAATTTATTGACTTTGCTGAAACAAGTCTTAAGAAACAAATAAAGGAAGGTAACACAACTGCTACTACTTTCTTCCTAAGAACTAGAGGACGTAAGAGAGGTTATAATGAGAAACAAGAAATAGACTTGACTTCAGGTGATGAACGTATCAAAATAAATATTAATCTTGGTGATTAAACCTGACCTATTAGAAATCAATCCACAATTTACACCTAAACAGAAAGAGTGTTTAAAGTATCTATTTGATGATAAGACTAAAGAGGTTTTATTTGGAGGTGCAGCTGGTGGTGGAAAGTCTTGGGTAGGATGTAGTTACTTAATTACTATGTGTCTTCAATATCCAAAGACTAGATACTTGATGGGAAGGTCAAAGCTAGATGCTTTAAAAAAGACTACATTAAATACATTCTTTGAAGTATGCACCGAGTGGAACTTAAAAGCTATTAAGGACTACACGTTTAATGGATCAAGTAATGTGATAACCTTTTATAATGGTTCTGAGATAATATTAAAGGACTTGTTCTTATACCCATCAGACCGAAACTTTGATAGTTTAGGTTCGCTTGAAATAACAGGTGCTTTCATTGATGAAGCAAATCAAATTACTGAGAAGGCTAAAAACGTAGTAGCATCAAGGCTAAGATACAAGCTTGACGAAAATGGCTTAATACCTAAGATGCTTATGACTTGCAACCCTGCAAAGAATTGGGTGTACTCAGAGTATTACAGACCAGCTCAAGACAATACAATAAAACATTACAGAAAGTTCATTCAATCTTTAGTGATAGATAATAACTATATCTCTAAGCATTACGAAACTCAGCTATCTCAATTAGACGAACTAAGTAAGCAAAGACTTTTATTTGGTAATTGGGAATATGATGCTACTGCTGATAGTCTTATAGACTACAATTCTATAATGAGTATGTTTAGTCAGAAAGGAATAGAAGGTGATAAATACATAACTTGTGATGTAGCACGATTTGGAAGCGATAAGACAGTTATAATGCTTTGGCAAGGGCTACACATTAGATACATAAGAACTATCCTTAAATCTGCTGTAAATGAGGTTGTGGACGAGATTAAGAAACTACAACAAGAGAATGGAGTTAATCTTAGGAATATAATAGTAGATGAGGACGGAGTGGGTGGTGGTGTGAAGGATTACTTAAGATGTCAAGGATTTACAAATAATGCAAGACCTATAAAAGGTGAGAACTATCAGAACCTAAAAACTCAATGCTATTACAAATTAGCAGACCAAATAAACAAAGGACAGATAGGAGTAAGTTGTTCAGATGTAAATGTTAAGAATTACATAACTGAGGAGCTAGAGCAAGTCAGAACTAAGGACGCAGATAAAGATAATAAACTACAGATAATTCCTAAAGATACAGTCAAGTCTATTCTAGGTCGTTCTCCTGATTATGCTGATGCTTTAGCTATGAGAATGTTTTATGAGATAGATAGTAACTTTGGAAGGTATTTTGTGCAGTAATTATATAGTTTTAATATTCAATTGCTTTACAATGTGATTATAAAATGCTAGGAACTCAATATAATCATTTGAAGTCTTTTGTTCTTCTGAATAAGTTAATAATGTAGTGTATGCTGAATTAAGATAGTCATTCCATTTTATTTCAGTCATTGCAAAGAAGTCATCAGCTAATCTAATCTTTTCTACTCCGTTCCAAATTTCTATTGTTTTATCTACTAATTTCATATCTTTGTTATTAATTATAGTGCAAACATACAATCTTTATTTGAATAAAACACTATATAAACAGAATAACTCACAAAGTTATTAACAATTAAAAAGTAGCAGTAAACTAAAAACAACAAATTTCTATTATATAGTGTATGAAAGTTAAAATTAAAAAAGAAGGGAAAACAGAATCGTTCAATTTAATTAAAAGTTGGAATGATGTTACATTAGAATCTTGGTTAAAATTAATGACATTTGATTCGGATATAAATTCTGAAGATGCTGCCAAAACAATAAAAGAATTATCTGATATTCCAAAGAAGTTAATAAAAGAACTTTCATTATCGGATGTAGCAGTAATGTTGAATTGGATTTCTGAGCTTCAAGCTAAACAAGATACTAAGCTTAAAAGGATAATAGAGATTAATGGTATTGAATATGGATTCCATCCTGATTTGGATTCACTTACGCTCGGTGAGTATGCCGATATTGAAACATTTATCAAAAAAGGAATAGAGAAAAGATTACCTGAATTGATGTCTGTTCTCTATCGTCCTATCAAACAGAAACACGAAAATGGAGTTTACATAATAGAGCCTTATGATGGTGATATAAGGATGAGAGCAGAAGAAATGAAAAAGATGTCAGCAGAACAAGTACAAAGTGCGATGGTTTTTTTTTATCATTTAGGGAAACTATTGTGCGAGATTTTGCAATTATATTCGATTCAGAAGCAGAAGGAAATGATGAAGCTATAGCAACAAATGATTTCGCAAGTTCTTGGGGATGGTTTGGAGTTATGCACAGATTGTGCGGTGAAGATATTAGTAAGTTGGAAAGTATTACAAAGCTTAGTCTTTTAAATTGTTTGACTTGGTTAAGTTATGAAACAGATTTAAACTCTCAAAATAAAGTAAAAAGAAATGGTTAGAAATAAAACTTATAATAATGTCGTCAATACTCTATTAAGACTAGGAGAGTATCACAAGCAAATAAAAACAACTTCGGTAGGAGATATTTTTTCAATCGATTTGGAAAAGGAAACTAAATTTCCATTACTGCATATTAATCCGACTTCAGTTACGACTGGTGATAGTCAGCTTGTCTACAACTTCCAAATATTCATAATGGATATGGTAACGGAAAAGGATAATTGGACAATAAACAATACTGCTGCTGATTTCCCTAAGTTATATAAGACATTAAGCAATGAGCAAGATGTATTTAACGAAACATTACAAATAGTAACTGATTTTATTGGTATGCTTAGACATAGTGAAAGGCAATCAATAGCAGGTGTTAATGATATTAATTCACCTATCTATTTTACACAAGACCAATTTACAATAGAACCATTCCAAGAAAGGTTTGATAATTTATGCTGTGGTTATGTTTTCAATATAGGAGTCTTAGTACAGAACGACTTTCAGACTTGTGATATTCCTGTTGATAAGCTTGGAGCAGGGTATTAATGAAATGGAAAATAGGATGGCTAACAATACAGATAGGATGGAAAAAATTTAAAATAACAATTAACTTATAATAAAAATGGCAACACTAACAACTACAATTCAGGAAACAGTATCACTAAACGGAAGTCTTAGAGGCTCTACAATTGCAGTAACTACTGCGGGAATCAATGATGTATTTGAAAGAATAGTAACTTGTACAGCAAGTGTAGTAACTACAGTAGCAGTATTTGATACGCTACCTTCAACTTCAGCAGGAGCTATTAATGTAGCAAAAACTAAATATGTCAGAATCACTAACTTGGAAACAGCTGTAGACATTGAACTAGCAGTAGTTACAACAGCTTCAAATTACCAAGTGATACTTACGGCAGGTCAATCACATATCCTTTGTCAGGGGGCAGACTTAGCTTTAGCTGAAGCAGATACTTCACCTTCTTTTGGAACTATGCAAGACTTAGCTTCCTTACAGATAAAACCAACAACAGCAGTTACTGCTAGAGTTGAAGTTTTCGTTGGATTAGAATAGTGAATACTGACAATATAAAAAGGTACTTAAACAGCTTTGGTAAACAAGTAGTCAATCGTTCTAAGGGTAACTTACAAAAGGCAGGAAAGGGTGGAAAGCTAGAAAATTCTATTAAGTTTGAAGTAATAACAACTTCTGATGGGTTTACTGTACAATTCTCTATGTCTAACTATGGTCAATTTGTAGATAAAGGAGTTTCAGGAAATAAGCAGTCACAATCTTTTAAAGACTATACAGGAAAGGTTGTTAAAAGTCCTTTTAAATATACTACAAAACAACCTCCACCTGATATATTATCTAAGTGGATAAAAATGAAAGGTATAAAAGGTAGAGATAAAAAGACAGGAAGATTTATAAGTAATATGTCATTAGCTTTCATAATGGGTAGAGCAATAAAAAGAGATGGTATAAAAAGCCTTAGTTTTTTCCAAAAGCCTTTAGGACTTGGATTAAAACAGTTTGGTAAAGAATTATTAGGTAATATAAAAGAAGACATATTAAATACTTTAAATAAAGAAACAATAACACAAGTAAACTAATGGGAACACTAATAGAACAAAAACCTAAACATTCATATTTTCCTGTAGGTCAAGATGTAATTTTTACAGTTTCAAATAATGCAGTAGTTACTAATCCTGATTATACTAGAGTCAAGTTTATAGCTGAAGTTCATATCAGTTCAGAATTAGAAGTAAATCTATCGAATAATGATGATGTAGTAGGCGTATTCAAAACTACTCCAAATAATGCAGGGGTTGGAATGTTTGATTGTAGACCTATCATTGAAAGCTTTGTAAGTACAGATAATAAAGCTAGAGATAATAGTTCATTTAAAACAGTTGAAAATACAAACTTAAGAACACCTATTCACATTATAGATAAGTTCTCAGGAAATAACAATTCCTTTCGTTATTTTGCTATACAATTTAAGATAGAATATTTTGACAACTCTTTATTAACCCCTGCTTTAGTAACAGCAGGTGTAACAAATACAGGAAGTTTTAAGTTATTCAATGGCTATTTAAAGCATTCTAATTTGTTAGATATGGGAACAGGGGGTAATATTAATAATTTCGGTTATAATTTAAACGATTTTGATTTAACCTCTGATACTAAAAAGTTTTTATCTAATGCACCAACTATACAGTATGCTAATATTGAAGATTATGGAACTACATCAATATTAATGATAAACCCTTTAACTGATATAGAGGTAAATACCGGTACAGCTGCCGGAGGAACAGCTATGATTAGGTTTGATTATTATGAAGCTAATGGAACTCCAATAACAGGTAATCCTGTAACAAGTTTTGAAACTATTAGATTAGACCAAACAGCTACAGGGGGGTTTGCTTATGCCAATGAGGATTACGCTTATAATAAGTTAGTATATGCAGGAGTATTTCCTGCTAATCTAAGGAATTGGAGTACCCTTTTTAACGATAATATTGATGATATTGCATATTATACATATAAAGTACAAACATTAAATCTTGCAGTAGCAAGTGATATTTCACAAACTTATAGAATAAACATAAACTGTCCTACTTTAAAAGGTTACCAACCAATAAGACTCACGTGGCTTAATCAATGGGGAACTTGGGATTACTACACTTTCAATATGAAATCTACTAAGTCTATATCAACTAAAGGAAGCACATACCAACAGCTTGAAGGAACTTGGAATGAAGCGGTTTATAAGCTAGATGGATATAAAGGAGGTAAAAAGTCTTTTAGAGTAAATGCTACAGAAAAGATAAGTATGAATACAGACTTTGTTAGTGAATCAGAATCAGAGTGGTTTGAAGAACTTATAAATAGTCCTGAAGTATATATCTTAGAAGGCTTCCAAAACGATAATGTAAATTCAGCTTTAAATACTTACGTAATACCTACAAGACTTCTAACTTCTAGCTTTACAAAAAAGACTGTAGCAAACGATAAACTTATGCAATACACTTTTGAAGTGGAAAAGAGTAAGACACTTAGAACTCAATCAATATAATGAGCGTTCAATTAATATTACAGCCTCAAAACGTACAAGGATTTAGTAATGATATTTCTGTAATTAATGGAGAAATGATTGTTAATGGATCTAGTTTTAGTGGAGTTAATAATGCTACAGGTTATACTACTGCCGCAACTAGCCCTTTTCAAGATGTTCTAGATAATGCTCCTGCTACAGTACCTAATACTTGGTACAAATTTAAGAGTGATGCTTCTGCTAATTATCCTAGTGATAGTTTTAATACTTTATTTTTTAGTCAAGTAGCAGACATCGATATATTTACAGGAATTTACCAACAGATGACAAATTTAATAGTTGGTCAAGTTTACGATGTTACTATTCAGATTAATGGAGCATTATCTGCAAATAGTTATTTTGGATTGTCAGTAAGTAATGTTAATGGAGCTTTAAATACCTTTATTTTTCCAAATACTCTGATTGCTACTGTTTCATTTACAGCTACAATTACAAATCCAACTATCTTATTTTGGTCTGCTTCTGATACAGTAGAAACTAATCTTATTCAATTAATCTCAGTAATAGGTGCTACTCAATTAGTTAATATTGTTAATGGTGACGGTCAAGTTATTTGCGACCTATATGAAGAGGAGGATTTGCCTTTGACTCTTAGTGTTGATGATTTTAAAAATGTAGCTGAGAAAGTCCAGTCTTATTCAAAGGCTTTTAACTTACCTGCAACTAAAAGGAATAATAAAATATTTGACCAAGTCTTTGAAATAACAAGAGCTGAAGATGGTATTATTTTTAACGCTTATAGAAGAACTCAATGTATTTTGAAGCAAGATGGATTCATTCTCTTTGAAGGGTATTTAAGGCTCTTAGATGTAACTGATAAGAATGGAGAGATAAGTTATAACGTAAATCTTTATTCAGAAGTAATAGCTTTAGCAGACTACTTAAAAGACTTAGACTTTAGAGCTTTAGGCTTTGAAGAACTAGAACACGTTTATAATAAAGACAATATTAAAGACAGTTGGAATGATGGATCGCCAGGACAAACAACTCCTATTGCTTATTTAAACCCAAGTACATCAGGCTTTAGAACAAACTTTGAAACTGTAAAATACCCTTTTGTAGATTGGAATCATCAATTTATAGTAGCTGATAATCCAGGAGGGGGTCCAGGGCCTACACACGGAAATACTCAGCTACCTACTTTAGAAACAGCATTTAGACCTTTCATTAATATTAAATATTTAATAGATAGGATATTTAAAGATTCTCCTTTTACTTATGAAAGTGACTTCTTTAACACTTCAGACTTCAAGAAATTGTATATGGACTTTAATTGGGGAGCTGATAATTTTTCTAATATTAATACTTCATATGAGGCGACTTGGGATTATAGTGCAGGAGCTGCAGCTAATGTAGGAAATAATTCTTTTAAAGCATTAAGATTAATTCCTGAGGGAGTTACAGGTGGAGCAGTAGGTTCTACTTTACCACCAAATTATGATACAAATACATATACTATTACAGCTACTACAGATAATGAAATGTATGCAGTGTATTATAACTTTAGTTTTGAAAATATTAGCCTTTTTGATAAAGTAGTTGATTGTAGATGGCGACTCACAAATGCCTTAGGAAATACATCTTTTAATGCTTCGTCTATAACTATACAAAACGCATCAGTTTTAGGTAATGGTACTGCTAATTGGGTTGGTTCATTTTTAATTATACTTCAAGAAAACGACACTTTAAAAGCACAATTTGATGGGGATACATCAACACGGCAAAACCAAAGTGAAGTATCTGAAGCTTTATTTAATGTATCTAATATTAATGTTACATCAGCATCTTTAAATACATCAAGAGGAGAGTTAGGACAATGGGATTTCTTAAAAGGGTTGCTTACAATGTTTAACTTAGTAACCTTGCCTGATGAAGATAACCCTAACAATATAAAGATAGAACCTTACGGAAATATATTCCTTCCAAGCACTGATATTAATAACCCTAATTTCTATGACTTAAATAGTGTTCAGTTAGATTGGACAGACAAGATAGATGTTTCTCAAATAAAGCTAACACCTCTGACAGATTTAAATAAAAAGACAATGTTTAAGTTTGTAGAAGATGATGATGACTATTCTTTTAATCAATATAAGAATCTAGTAGGTGGTCATTTATACGGAAGTGAATTAAGTAATGCAGGAGACTCATTTAATATTCTAGATGGTGAAGAAGAAATAGTAGCAGAACCTTTTGCAGCAACAATAGTCAAGCCTTTAATGAGTCAATTTACTCAATTTATAACTCCTGCAGTTTATGCTAGGGGTTCGGAAGATGAATGGGAAGGATTTGAAAACTCACCTAGAATAATGTATAATAACGGAATCAAAAGTACAGGTTCTTCTTATTATATCCCTGCACAGAATGGATTAGGTAGTGAGAATCAATTTAATTTTTTACAGTTTAGTCATTTATCAGATGTTCCTGTAGTAACGGCATCAAGAGATTTCCATTTTGGTATTTGTCAATTAATGCCGGGAGTAGGTGGAGTAGTTGGAGGAACAGTAAATAATTTATTTAACATATATTGGCAGCCTTATTTTAACGAACTTTATAATCCTGATACAAGGACTATGACTATTAAAGTCAATCTAAGTCCTGCTGATATCAATACATTTTCATTCAATTTTACCGTATACATTAAGAATAGATTATTTAGAGTAAACAAGATAGACTACAAACCAAACGATTTAGCAACAGTAGAATTTATACTTATACCATAATGGGGCAAATATCAATAGAATATAAAACAGGCTTTAATGTCAAACCTTTATCAGTTTCAGGATTAGGTATTGTAACTTTTACTTCAGGAGTTTATGATGACTTTGGAATAATTAAAGTTTCACCTAATCAAATGCAATGTGAAGCTTATGGATATACCTATAATCAAGCAACAGGAACTTGCTCTGCTTTCAGAAACAATACAAATCTAAACATAGCTGTTGCAAATGAAAATAACAAGTCTTTAGGTAAGGGTAATTCAACAGAAACAGGAACAAACAATACTTTAGTAATAGGTGAGAACAATACAGTTAAAGGTTTCTCAAGAAATAGTATTATATCAGGAAGTAGAAATGAAATAGCTAATGGAATAAACAATGCAAACGTATCAGGATTTTTAGGTGAAGCTACAGCAAGTAATTCTATAGTATTAGGGGGAAATAGTAATGGTGATATATTAGGTCAAAGACAATTTATTCGCTGTATATATGCTGCCCAAACTACAAGTAACTCATCAGTTTCTAGTTCTTTAAATAATGAAACAGGAGTAAGGTTTGTTATACCTGATAATACAATCATATATTTTCACGCTGAAACAGTAGTGGTTAGAACAGGTGGTTCTAATGCAGCCGGTGCGGTTGGTGATTATGGTTCTTATGTAGAGAGGGGTGTTATAATTAATAAGTCAGGAACAACTACTATACAAAGGGAACGAGATACAATCAAGACTTCAGGAACTGTAACTAATTGGAGAATATTAGCTGAAACAGGAGG